CCTTTCGGATTGTGATTTATCAATGAATAAGGTATTGTTTCCCTGAAGGGATAGTGCAGTAAGTACAAAGTCTTCATACCTACCAACGTATTGTTCAATGACGGAGTTAGTATCTCTCCTTTCAGTCCCATTAAGGGATTCTGATATACCGTCTTTTACCCTCCAGAATTGAACATCTACTTTAACGTTCCTTCCATTATTAACCATCCTTGCTTCTCTCCTTATATAGTAAGGGATTCCCTCTACATTAAAGTCCAATTGGCAATGGAAGTCTGATTTACGATTATTTAGTATATTACTTGCTTTGAATGTCCTGCTACATCTATCAAACAAACAAAATGATATCGCATCAAATAGAGATGATTTTCCACTAGCATTTGGTGCAAATAATCCCATTAGTCCGCTAACCTTATCAAAATTAATTATATTATCTTCACCATAGGAAAACATATTAGAGAATTCAAACCTTAACGGCTTCCATTGTACGTTTCGGGTTAAGTCATCTATTACTATCTTACTATTAATTTCTTTATTCAATGATTGGATTCCTAATATATCTTCCGGCGTTACAAATGGCATCATCCTTTGTATATAATCGGTTATTAAAGAGTTTTGATAATTAACATTCGTAATATCTTCAAGTTCTATTTGGTTGTCTCTATCACCGGTTTTTTTCTTTGCTAAACTATCGGTTTTTATGATTGTAAAATCTTCAACTCCATACTTTATTTTGATTTCAGTTATTGCCCGCTTTGTATCTGCGGCATCGGTCTCAGCAAATCTTACTCTAAGTCTTGGAAACTTTGGTAAATTAATTACATCTGGTACTACACCATTTACGATATCCATAGTATAATATCCATAATCATTTTGGATATCAACTTCTTCATAGGTCATTGTATCTAAATCCCAAACTAAGAATCCGTGCTTATCTAATGTCTCACCAAAGTTTTGTTGTACCAAAGAACCAGCGTACACAACCTTACATCCGCTTGGTGATACCATCTCTTGTCTTTTATGGATATCTCCTAAAAGGGCTAAATCATATCCATCAAATATATCAGTTGTAAAGTGTCTACTACTAACCACATACCCTACATCGGTTGTAGAGTTATCAACAGGTCCGTGAAATAGTGCAATCTTTTTGTTTCCAAATAGAGTTTCAGCTTTGGGCCAATTATCTTTGTTATCAAATATACTGAATACTGCAAAATCAACATTACCAATTCCGTAAACTTGCGTATCTTTTAAATAAGTTAAGTTTGGTAACTTCAATGCATCAACGATTGGAGTAAGTACATCCAATCTGTCCGAATTGTTCATATTACAATCGTGATTACCAGCGATTACAATAGTAGGACATAATTTGTTACATTCGGTAAACAGCCAACTAATCTCGCTTACCAATTCAGGACTCATTTCTAATTTAGCGTGAGCTATATCTCCAGCTAAGTAGATAATAGAATCCTCCGTTCCTCTTTTTTGGATTTCCTCAAACATAGAGTAGAATACTTGTCTAAACTCTTTATGTCTTTTTATATTACGAATGTGTATATCCGCAATGTGGTAAATTCTCTTTAACCTCATATATTATTTAGTTTGGATAGAACTAAGTCATCCCATCCGGTTTCTTTAGCACCTTTCAATAGTTCATTTACTTTTTCAAATCCCATTTCACCAGCATCTTTATCAGTTGGTATAATGTTCCTTACTTTAATTCCATTTTTCATAAACCATTCGGTATGTTTGGTGGAATCATCAACGGCATCAGAATCTAACATAATTGTTACATCCTTAACACCCTTTTCCATAATTTTATTTTTTAACTTGCTAAGTAAAAACTTACCCAATAATGGGATTACATTTCTCTTTACTGAAAACGAATCGAATACACCTTCCACTAAAGTAATTGGCTCGTTCCAATTGATTTGATTCTCAAACACAATTACATCTCTACTAATTGGCGGATTCTTATATTTGTACGGCTCATCTTCGTAGAAAGAACGAGCTACAAAGTAATTAAGGTCACCACTATCATCGTAAGAAGGTATAATAACCCTACCACCATATAATCCGTCCTCACAATATCCGATGTTATACTTTACGATATCAGCTTTTGTGATATCTCTTTTATTTAAATAATGAAGGGCTTGATTGTAGGCGGGATTAACACTTTTTGGACAAAAGTACAATTGTTTGAATTCTTTTGGTAATTGTAACTTAACTACATATTCTTCCTTAGAATCATATTCAGGTTCATCCCCATATACATCTTTAACCTTATTCAGGTCCCTAACATCCACATTGAGTTTGCGAAGTAGAGAATATATACTCCTACCCTTAGAATCACACACCCAGCAGTGCCATCTTTGTGTATCTAAATTTACTTGAAGTTTCTTTTTATGGTGATTACAAAATGGACAATGATGTGCCTGTTCGTTTCCCTTTAAGGATGAACCCACTCCGAGTGTAGAATCTAATATTGTAATTATTTGTAATTTATTCCTACCAGATAGCATAGTTTGGATATTATTATCTCAAATATACGAAAATTATCCGATATAACCTAATTAATGGTTGGAATTCTTTACATCATAAAGGAAGTCTGCTAAGAATTGTAATTTGTTAGCAATTTGTTCTCTTGGTACATTGTTGTTTACCATTCCTTTAAGGTCTATTAAAGATGCAGCTGCTATTTGAAGTGCATCATCTTTTGCATTTAAGTAAGCTTCGGATATTCCGTACTTTTTTGCAATTTCAGGTATTGTCATAACTATGGGTTTATAATATCCCTACGGAAGAATTTTCCCATAAGGTTTTCGTTTATTGATTGTTCGTTGGCCAGTACATCGTAATGAAACTGCCATTTAATTTCGTAATATGATAAGGATTTCTTTGAAAAGCAAAACTGGATAATTTCTCTTTCAAAATCACCAGCTCTACCTTCTTTTACTTCGGATTTAATCCATTCGTTTGATGAATAGTATTTCTCCCAATCGGAAGCACTTCTAACAACTCTTTTTCTAGTCTTGCCCTTAAGGGGCTTCAATCTTCGAACCTGATTTAGGGATTTCTTCCCTATATAAAATCTACCAGTTGGTATGTGTATCATTTTATAGACAAACCCAACTGCACCTTCCGGTGTGTTTTCCTCCGTAACAATATTTCCATTAAATATCCAACTCATTGATTATTTTTTGAAAAGTTCTGAATACTTTTTTGTAGTATTCACTGCACCTTTTCTAGCTTTGCTAAGTTTGGTTTCATCCGTTGATAGGTTTGTCCCACCATCGGCACTTATTGGAGTTTTATCTCCACCTTTAATATTAGCTACTCCTGTTTTAGGAGTTGATTTTGTGTATATATCAACAATGCTTGCCATTTTTATATGTGTTTATTTAGTATAAATATAACGTTATGTATCGAAACGTATGATAAAGTTTATTGGATAGTTTGGTTCTGATTTAATTGGTTGTGGTAATTTTGCAACCGCTACCAATGTTAATGAGTCATCATACAATCCAATTGTTGTAATATATGGAGCTAAATAAGAACCGGTTGGGTCTATTGAACCACTATATTCAAAATCGTCAAAACTACCAAATTTTCCGCTATTTAATTTAGAAACAAATGGATATTTTGAATTTCTTACATTTTTAATCCCAGCATCATAAAAAGATGTAGTAACTAAATCATTTGGTTTTTTTCGTAGTGATTCGGCTCTACTTGTGGTTATATTAATTTTTCTACCACCATCTTCATATACCGCTGATGGGTTTTGTGAAAAATTAAATTCTCCCTCTAATACTGGTATGAATATTTCATTTTCATATATTGTTTTTGTAGAACGAAAATCTAAAGTAAATTGAGTTAAATTTCCAACGTTAGAGCCGCTTGTTATATCTCTAGTTAGAACAACTAATCCCCTATCGTAAAAAATATTACCAGCTACATTACTACCGGAATCAATTAAATTTGAATAACTATCATCCGTAAACGTTTTTGAAGTTGCATCGTTGGTAAACGAAACCGTACCTGGTTTTATACCTTCTCCATAATAAGATTGTGGAATTGAAAAAACTGCCATTTGTTCTTCCAAAACTCTTTCGTTTTTTGAAGTGTATGACCTTCTTTTTCCAACCTCAGTCAACATAGATGATGTTTCTGGATTTAAATAAAATTGAGCTTTTATTGAACGAAATAAACTTATTTTAGAATACCCATATGATTTTTCTTCAATTTCTGCATCATAGTCTCCAATACTCCCGCTTTTAGCAAAAATAGGTAAAATATCATTTTCATCCAATCTCCATTCTTTATAAACTTTGAGAGGTCTTACTATAATATCGGATTTTGGAATTTGTTTTAACATCTATTATTTTCTTTTATATAAATATTCTATAAATGAAAAACCCCCTTTGATTAGGGGGGTTTATCATTTTATCTAAAATAATTATTGATTAGAATGAAAGTTTAACTTTAATTAAAACTTCTTTATCAAATGATTTAACAATTGGTTGAGAAGTTTTTGCCACAGCAATAAGTTCGTTTGAATCATTATAAAGACCTACGGTTGTAACAAATGTCTGAGGGTCAGTTTCAAATGTTGGTTCGGTAAAGAATCCGTCAGAATCTACATATGTAGGGTTATTAGAATAGTTAAATTCTCTATTCGTTGCTCTTACAAAGAAATGTTGTGTAGAAATATTTTCAGTTCTACGTGCTTCAAAATCCCCACCTTTCTTAATTGCGAAAAACAATAATTTTTGATTATATGCTTCGTGTGTTGTTGCTATACCACCTTGTAAACTACCTGTATTTACAGAACCAGCATCTCCACCAACATTACCAACCACATTACCTATTGCTTTAGCGTTAAGAACTATAATACCTCTTTCAGGATAGAATTCTCCGAATCCTTCACCTGTTGCTGTATGTCCTGCTTTTAAGTCAGTAGCTATATCCGCTGAATGTTTAATA